AGCGACCTCATAGCTATCGAGCTAGTGGCGCACCTTCTCCCAGTCGACTGGTTCAACGTGTTGTTTGCGTTGAGAACAGGTCGAACGAGAGTGCAAGGGGGTAACCCCATCACACTTGAGAAGATGTCCACAATGGGCAATGGGTATACGTTCCCATTGGAGAGCCTGATTTTCTGGGCTCTCTCGGAATCAGCAGTGATCGAAACGTCGCCGTCAAAGGCTGACGAAGTAGAGGTCTATGGGGATGACATCATTGTCCCCACGGAGTCGGTAGCCCTTGTGAAAGAGGTGCTAACGAGCTGCGGTTTCGTGCTCAATGAGAAGAAGTCGTATTGGGCAGGACCGTTTAGAGAGTCCTGCGGCGCTGACTTCCTATCGGGAATCGACATTCGGCCGGTATACGTGAAGGAAACTATCACGCCGGCTGTGCTCTTCACACTCCACAACGGATTTACTCGTCGTGGAATGCCACAGCTCGCCGCTTGGGTGCGGTCACGCATTCATCCAGCATTGGCGATTGTGGGGCCTGATGGCTTCGGAGACGGGCACCTGATCAGTGATGATTGGGAGCGCCGGTCGAAACACCGGAGTCGAGGGTTTGGGGGGTGGGTCTTCTCTACGTTTGCTCGGATCCCGAAGCGCGATTTTGCGCTTCGAAACCGTGGCGATCGTGTTCTTCCTTCCTACTCTATCTATATTCGGGGAGCCGAAAAGCTCTTTGAACGTGGAGGGCGCGCTATTCCTGGCGTCCAGAGGTTGTTCTCGTCCTCCTATAAAACGGGGGATTGGGGACCTGCGCAGCGCCGTGCAAACGGGGCTACGTTGTGGCCGGAGGAGCCGTCTCTCCCTCTTCCCGCTGTAGTGGCGGAGAATGGAGAGCCGTTGCCGTCAAAGGCAACGACGTTCCCAGGAACGGACGGGTACAAGAAGATCTCGATCTACACTCTGGGGTAACCCAGATCGGCGAAAGCCGCTCCCGTCTTTCTTTTTGACGGTTGGCCGACTTTTCGGCTCCCCGAAAGGGGTGGAGAC